GGAAACCAAGGGTTATCGCTGTAATTTACTTTGATAACGGTTGCATCACCAGGCGGCTCTGGGCCACGCAGTAAAAAATCCACAGGATCAGACTGCTGCCGAGGATTCCAAGTAAACCATAGTTCAGAGTTTGGCTTACGGATTGTTGGTCTAAGCAAGTCTAAGCTGGTTTGGCTAAGGCTTTGCGCTTCCTCTACCCATGCACAGTCGTAGCCCTCTAGCGATTTAATACTGTCGGCTGTATGATTTTGCATACCTTGAAAGATAATCGCCCCATCGCCCTTACGTGATTTGATAACAGAGTCTTGCACCTCAAAGTAAGCACCAGCGTTCATAGCTTCAATCTTAGTTTCAAGCAGCCGCTTCACCGATTGGTTGAGTGACTTCTGTATCTCACGCACACAAACACTGCGCCTCTTTTGGTCTAGGATGTGGGCTTCAATCATCAGTTCGGCAAACATATGTGACTTGCCAGAACCACGACCACCCCATGCGCCTTTGTATCGTGATGGTTGCAGTAATGGCAAAGCCCACTCTGGTGTGGACAATTGCAGGGTTTTACTCATTCTTAATGATAACTCGTTCTATCTTGGTAAACTCTAATGGAGCACCATCAGCACCAGTAAGCTCATGCTTTTGGGTTTCTGCCCAGCGCATCTGTGTCTTACTCCACCAAATAGCAGCAGTAGTATCACCAGCCAACACCTTGTTAAAAAGTGTCTTACCTACTTGTGCATTAGCTTTAGCTTTACCTGATTGCAGTTCTGTTAAGAAATACTTACGAAGTGTGTCTGCGTCTATTCCATCACGCACTAGCACCGCAATCTGCTCGATTGGGATTCCATATCCTGACAAGGCTTCTACCTGTTTTCTCTCGGCATCCGTTGGCTCAAATGCTGGTCTGCCAGCACCTTCTCTAGCTCCACCGTTCTGCTTTTTCTTTTCTAGCACCGATTTTTCAGTTGTTTTCTTTTTCGTTTCCATGTGTAACCTCCGCGAAAGGTTTATTAGTGTCTGCGTGAACTGCTATCTTACCTGTAAATTCCTGCCAGCGTTTAATTATTACATCGCAGTAATGTGGTTCAAACTCCATCATAAAACATGATCGTTTAGTTTTTTCACAAGCAATCAATGCTGAACCACTACCGCCAAATAAATCTAATACAGTATTAACTTCTTTAAAATAATCAAAAGACCATTCAGCTAATGATACTGGTTTTTGAGTTGGATGGACTCTAGGTTGATTGCGTTCACTATCTTTATTAAAGCCTTTCCAAAGATGTCTAAATATTCTAACGCTTGACCATTTTGATTTAACCCATGCTAGTTCACAATCTGATTGAGTGTCTTTCATTTTATCGTCAACTCGTTTATCCCAAACAAACCAATTGTTGGATTGTGGCAAAGCATGACAATAATAATTTGCACCCCACCAAACTTGCCTTTGTACTTGTAACACACCCTCTACAATTTGATAAGCCTCAACCGCATAATCAATAGTATCGTCTTTAAAATCTTTTAAATTATGATTTTTAGCTAAACCAGTTTTTCTTGCTGTTCTGTCACCTTTTTCATTAATCCCATAAGGTGGGTCTGTATAACATAAATCAATCTTGGTGCTATTAATTAACTTTTCTACCGCATCAATACTAGTACTATCACCACACATCACACGATGGTTGCCTAACAACCAAACATCGCCCAACACGGTAACAGGATTAACTGGCAATTCAGGAACGGCATCTTCATCGGTTAAGCCTGGCTCAATCTGCTCAGGCATCAACGCTGCAATCTCATCTGCAGTAAATCCTGTTAAGTCTAAGTCAAAATCCAAGTCTTTCAGTTCACCTAACTCTAGTGCAAGCATTTCGTTATCCCACCCAGCGTTTAATGCAAGTTTGTTGTCGGCAATGATATAAGCACGTTTCTTTGCATCACTCCATCCAGCAGCCACCATCACAGGCACTTCTTTCATATTTAATCGTTGCGCTGCGAGTGTTCTGCCATGACCTGCAATAATACCGCCTTGCTCATCAACCAATACTGCTGTGGTAAAGCCCCACTCTTTTATGCTTGCAGCTATCTGGGCCACTTGCTCATCGCTATGCGTTCTGGAGTTACGTGCATACGGCACTAGCTTGTTGATGTCCCACTGTTCTACTTTGTCTGCTGGATTTTTCATAATAGATTTAAACTACTCCCACTCACATAAGTTTTAGATATTTTTGCAGATAACCTATCTGCCTTGCGTTGCTGTGTGTATTTTTCCCTTAGCACTCCACTATCAAAGCAAATTACCTTTGCGCCTGGTATCTTTTCTTTTTCAGGCTCGGCTTCAGCTTTAACCTTAACTTGATAGCTACGATCAATAGGCTTTAAATCATCTTTGGTAAAATTTTTAATGGTCTGATAATGATATTTGTCCTTTGCATTGGTCTTGCTGTCCCTTATGGTTTTACTAACAAAGCCGTTACTGCTTAGGTATTCAGCCAGTGATCGGATTGAACTGCTGTTAGCTTTGTAAAAGTAAGCAAACAATTCAGAGATTGTTCTAGGTATATGGCAATAAGCACAAAACTCTTTGTAGCGTTCTAAGCGTTTTAAATCGCTGGGTGATGGCTCAATCTGCTGTTTCAATTTAAACTCGCTGTAGCCCTTCACAGCATCCTCTGGTGTGTCGTATGCACCAATCTGAACCATCCTGCCATGCACTCTTGTTTGCGCTGCCCACTTTCCCTTAGCTTTAGAGAAGTAAATCCCACTCATAGTAACCCTTTCAGTTTCTCCAGTAATTCCAGCTCTGTGCCAAAGTTTGTTTCAAATGCTATGCGCCCAGCGTGGATAGCAACACCATGACCACCGTTGCGGTGATGGTCTGGACATAGCGGTATAACGTCTTTGCTTTTCATACCCATACCAGCACCAGTTCTCAAGTGATGTATCTCGGCTGGTGACTGACAAACAATACACCCCAGCTCCACCACCTTGTTAAAGTAAGCACGTTCAGCCTTGGTCATTAAACACAAACCCATTCTCTGCTGCGTATCGTATGCAATTGTCCAGATACTCACTCATTGCTTTGGTGTCCTGCTTGGTGGTCGATAGTAGCTGTTTGGCTTCCTCACCATCGTAGTTCACCACCTTAAACAGGAACTTGTAGCGCAACATATCGTGTGTAAAGTCTTTATCGTAGCCAAAGTGGTTGCCAAACTCGGTGACAAACTTCCAGTACAAGTCATTCTGCGAGTGTGATCGTGTGGACTTTCTTGGCTTTGCAGTAACGACATAACCAAGTGATAGGTCTAGCTGGTTAAGTTTAGCAATAAGGTTAGGCAGATTGCCTGGTGACAGTGAGAAGTTATTAATCATGTGTTCTTATCCTTTAATGCTTGTTCAATAGCAATTCTGTATTTTTCATAAGGGAAATCATTGCCCCATATCCAAATCTTTTTAATGATTGCATTATCTTCTTTATCCGTTAATCCTTGCCATTTACGGTTAATTACTTTTTCCCATTGCTCGTCTTGTTCTACACGCATCTTTAATGTTTCGTCTTTAGTCATTTCAACTCCTCTATGCTTGCCTTTGCTTCATCGGCTGTGGCAAAGAACCCTTTGCTTTCGTTTAAACGGTATAAACCGTATTTTATTTTATCGCCTAGGTGATATTTAGCAATAGTCCAGTCACCACACTTAATGCAGTAATCAGAAACTTTAGTCCAGATCATCGTCTGCCGATCTCTTTCAATACTAAATCAGCCAAGTTCATAATCTCAATGCTGTTTGATACAGATGGCCCATCATCTTTAACCACGTTTGTAATGCCATGCGTTACAAGTTGATATAATCTCTTTTCCAATCTAACCCCCCACTTCCTCATGCTTAAGCTGTTATCAAGCCTACGATCTAAGTCATTGGGTAAGTATTCAGCATCACCGCTATTGTGCAGCGATATTAACCAGCCTTTAATATCAAATGGTTGTCCATGAAATGATTTGCGAATGGTTAGTATTAGATTAACCAACTGCTCATGCTGGCGGTAACGATGCGTTATGGTTGCCCAGTTACCAGAATCAGCCCTGAAGTGTGCAGCACACATCCAATCATTGACTGGCCCACTGGTTGAACTATTTAACGAGCCTGGCATGATGCAGCCGTAACACATACACATTCCATCAACTGACTTAGGACTGTTATCAACGTCTTGTTCTTTTTT